CCCGCCGCAGGCACGCCATACATACCAATCAAGGCCGAGGTCTTCCGCTCTCGACCGCACGAGATCGGTCTGTGCCATAGATACCTGCGTTCTGGCGATCAGCTCCGCGCGCGCTCGCATCTTTTCCGGAAACACCCTCTGAATCTCCTCGGCGATATCCGCCGCCCTACGCCCCTTCATCGCTTCGCGCGCGGTATAGGACGCCATATCATCGGCGATAGTCTTCGGCAACGTCTTGATGAGAGCGGCATTTTCACGCACGAGTGCTCGCACGCGCGCGCCACGAGTTCCCTGGAGCTCCTTTCGCAGGACTTCGTATATCTCTCTGCCCTTGCCATTGTTTCGCGCCGCCTCGCGCCACGTGCGCCCAGTGTCGTCGAAGAGCCCCGTCACCATCTTCAGTGCGATCGCTTCCGACATACGGACGAACTCGGGCGATCGAGAAAAGCGATCAAGCGCTGCGGCGATGAGCGCAGGGTCATCGGCCCCATCGATACTTCGCACCATCCCGCGCGCAACTCGGAGAAGGGCGCGGCGAAACGCCGCCTCGATCCTGCGCTTTGGCATCCATAGCGGTTGGTTCATGCGAGCGCCTCCTTAAAAACAGGCATCAAAAAACCGCCTCTTTCGAGACGGTTCATGTTATCGAATTTGTCTGCCCTCTTTGTACGCTTGTCGGGCTTCGTTGAGCGACATTCGGTTTGCGCCGCTCATGTCTGGGTTACGTCTCTGCAAGTCATCGTTTTCCCAATAACAAACATCGCAAATCTCGAAGTCGTCACGTTCCTCGAACTCGAATTTCCCGCACACGGGGCATTTAATCCTTTCCGCCATGCTCGATGTCATCCTTTCGTGCCTTTATGTAGTATGCTTCACCATCCACGGGCTTGAACAATGTGCGAATGCCTTTCTTGACGTTGGCTTTGACGAAATCATTCTCCTTGCGGTCGTACCGCACCACGATTCCGTCTTTGTCGATGTGTCCGAGGATATCCCCGCCCGTCGGCATTTCTGCAAGACGCACCGCGCGCTCGACGTACTGTTCCATCGTGAGCTCCGGGTATTCCTCCCGATGAGTTCTGCCGTTCTTCCAGTGGTTCATCAACCGCTGTTTATTGGCAAAGCCGCGCACTTGCAAACGGTTCGCGCCATTAGGGCTTGGTCTTACACTATCACTTTTTTCGGTATTTGTCGAGCCCCTACCGAATTGTCCGCTCTCTCGTCTCGGGTGCTTCTCTTCGTCCCACTTCGCGTCACTCGTCCTCTGTGGCTGCGGCTCTTCCGCTTCCTGTGCGCCGCCAAACATGCCGCCCATCAGTTCGCCCATACCCTCATCGGGCTGCATAACGGAATCATCGGCTTTCTCGATGTCCTCGTCTGTGATATTCGACCACATGCCCGTCATCTCGGACTGCTGCCGCAGCTCCTTGAGCGTCGTGCGCTGGCTGACCATGCCGGCTTGGAACGCCTTCGTCACGCTGTCCGTATTCTTTGAGGCGAGGTCTGCCATCTCATCGTCACGCGGGCGACGAATGGGATTGAACTCGTAGTCCCAATCGTCGGGAATCCCGCCGAGCGTCGAGATGAACATGATCGGCAGAATCTTGTCATACACAGGCCGCAGCTCTGCTTCCTGCTTCTCCTCGATGGTGTCGTAGTAGTTCTGCATGTCGCTTTCGCCCGTGGCGTTCATCCCCGCCGGGCTGCGTCCGAACAGCTTTGTCACTGGCGTCTCTGCTGCGCCTGCGACGTCCATCATGAAGCGGTCGTAGGTCTCCCCTATGCCGCCGAAGGTGTACTGGTGCGTCTCGTAGCTGTCGTTCTCGCCGAGCACCTGCAGGCTGTTATTGTTCATCATGGCGTTCATGCCCTGGATAGTGTTGTAGAGCTGCATCTGCGCTTGCTCATTGCCGACGGCAAGCACCTGACTCATACCGTCCATTTTCATCACGCGCAGATTCGCCATGAACGTCAGCATGGCAATGTTCCAGCTGACGTTGTCGCGCTTCTTGAGCTCGTCGATGACGTGCTCAAGCTCGGATGCGCCCCAGTAGGTCTCTGCGAGCTGCTCAAGATACGGGAGCGGCCGCCCCATGAACCGAAGGATGCGGCTGTGGTGCACGCGAATCCCGACGGTGAGCGCGTCGCTCGATACGGTGTAGTACTCCGGCATGCCAAACTCCGGATCCGAAATATCGCTGACGAGTTTATCCTCGGGCGTCACTCCCGACCAGCGGTCGAGGACGAGCAGCCCCTTGTACGAGCTCGGCATGATCGTGTCGTAGTCCAGCGGCTGATCCAGCTGGTTTTCGTGTCCCTCGATCATGATGAGCGCCCCTGCGCCGCCGTAGAGCCTCCCCCATTTCAGTCCCTCGAGAATGCGGCGGCTGGTGCGCGTCGTGCGGTCACAGCGGACGATCTTCTTGATCTGGTCGGGAGCGAGCTGTGTCAGGACGTGGTACCCGTTCTTGATCATGTCCTCCGGGACAACGTCGATGATGCGGCGCACGATCCAGTGGGAGCGATAGAGCGCGTTGATCGTCTGCCAGTCCCGCGTGAACCGCGTGAGCGGGTACTCCGTCGTCTCCAGCGGATTCGGCATGAACACACCCGTGCGCGTCATCGGATTCTGAAACGAATCGTTCGTTCTTTGCTGCCGTGCGTTTGATATTTTCTTCTTCCTCATTCTCTCCGCCTCCATTTCGGCAGCATCGTGTGAACGTAATAGCGAAGGGCATCAAGCGCATGATCATTGCTCTTGACGGGCTTCTCTTCGCCCATTCGAGCGGCACGCTCATCCCAAACGTAGCTTTGGAATTCGTCGATCATCGGCTGGCAGCGTGTGCGATGCATGCGTATCTTCTTCTTCGTCAGGAGCTTCGCCACCTCGCGGATACCATCGTTGACACTATTATCCGCATCTTTGACGCGAAATCCGCGGCCTTGGCATTCAAGCTTGAAACTCGCCGCCGATGGGTCGATGACGATGAAATCGGGATACTCCTCGCCGAGCATCCTTTCTAGGTCATCCGCATACTGCGCGTCAGTCTTCTGCCGCTGCTCCTTGCGGCTGTCCCAGTAATACATATTCGGGATCCAGATCGTATCGCCGTCATCGTAGATGTCGAGAAAGACCATCGGATTCTTCGTACCGTAGTCACAGGCGATGTAGCGCCGGCAGGTGCTTTTGATCGTATTCGTGAACTCCGCATCGTCAAAGAGCAGGTCGTCGCTGAACATGTCATAGATAACGCCCTCGGCCAGCACCCACAGCCCAAGAATCATGCGCTTGAACCACATCCCCGAATAGGAGCTGCGAATGTTCGTTTTGTAGTCGTTCGTGAGGTTCGGATTGTCGTCCAACTCGAAATGTACCACACGCACAAGACCGTCAAGCAGCTTCCGCTCATCGGTGACATACTCCTTGTAGAGATAATGCGTGGGCGAATCCGGATTTGTCGTACTGTATAGCTTCGCGCCCGGCACACTGAGACGATTGAGCAGCTGCTTGAAAAACCGCTCCGGCATCAGCGTCAGCTCATCACAGTACGCGCCCGCGAGCGTCTTGCCGCGGATATATCGCTCGGAGCCCTCGTCCTTCGCGCCGACGACCTTGATGTGCCGCACATGCTCTCCTGCGGAATCTCGCCAGAACACATCCAATGAGCCGCTTTGGCGGTTGTAGTGATAGTTCTCCTCGCCGATGGTATCAAAGAGGTCGTTGAGGACGTTGTCATAGATCGTGTCCTTGGACACACCTGTCATGAGCAGCAGCCCTGGCGGCCCCGTCATGACGTAGTTCAGCCATTTTGGAATCATGGCGACGGTCTTGCCGCTCCGCACACTCCCCTCAAGGATGTTGATAAAGGCGTCGTCCGCAATCGGCATGTCGATAAAGTCCAGCGCCTTCTTTCCCCAATCGCGAAACTCCATTACGGCGCTCTCCTTTCACGGGCTTCCTGCAAGGACTCGACAAGCTGCACCATCGTCGATTTCTCTTTCGGCTTGCCGTCTTCACCGCGCGCCAATGCAGCATCTTTCTCCTTGAGCTTGACCTCGCGCCCCCTGAGCCGCACGTCCGCGCTCTCGCCGATCGTGTCTAGAAGAATCCTCATCATGTGCGGATCGCCCTTGCATGCATTGCGAATAATGCTGCCGAGGATAGCGTCGCTGACGGTAAGCTCACCGTCACTGAGCTTCGCCGCTTGCATGATCGCATTTCGCATGTCCGGATGCAGCTCGTCAAGCCGCATGGCAACCGCCTCCTTGAGCGCGGTCCGAAGTGCCTTCTTGCGGCGACGAGATGCGCCACTCGCGATGCCGCCTTTTTGTGTGATTTTCCTTTGTTCATCCTTTGTTCGTTCATCCAAAGGCTTTAGATTCTCATGCCCCTTCGCCATGCTACATGCTCACCACCATCCTTGCTTATTTTTTGTGCATACAAAAAGGGCGCCACACCCGTGCAGCACCCTCAAATCTCATTTTATACTATATCACAGGTCGCAGGTGTCTTTCTATGTCTTTTTGTGTCCTCCGTACAAGAATCACTTGCGAACGCCACCAACGCCATCCCGTGCAACTTTAACGTATATCGATAATCGTACCCCATCCCGTCCGCAATCCACTCCCACGACTGCCCCTGCAAATACCGCCGTACCAATACATCACGATATCGTCCGTCCTCGATCTGCTCGATCCGCCCCTTGGCATCCTCACGCAGCGCGATCAACTTGTCCCACTGCTTGGCGATGCGCTCCGCATATCCCTCCAACGCCGCAATCGCGTCCGACAAGTCTCCGATGCGCGAGTTACTGACCTTGTCCTTGTCGTACTCCATCGCCTTGAGATGCAGGATATCCGACTTGACTTGTTCGTACTCCTCTTCCAGACGTTTCAGTTCGCGCTCCGCATCACGCACGCGCCAGAGATACGCCTTGGCCTGTTTCGTGTCGTTCAAGGTTTTGTCTCCTCGTCCAGCTGTTCCAGCAGTAATCTCCCATCCAGTTTTGTCAAATTTCCAAAATACGCTGACAGAAAAAATCGTCTTACTTCTCTGCATATCGCAAGCGCATCTCTACTCGTCGGAAATCCTCGCAGTCTCTTCTTCGCGGCTCGGTAGTCACTGACTGCCAACAAAATGATGGCGTTCGCCAGATTTTCGTACGATCTCGCATTTGCCTCGCTCATCTTACGCCTCCTGCTTGACCCACAAAGTCTCCGTCCGTTTTACACCTGACGTTACCACCATGTCGGTGTCATATCGCCCCCAACCATGCAGATGTGCATCGTACAACTCATTTGCATATCCCGACAACATTACTGGCCCGCAATGCTTATTAAGCACGTCCAATAATTCTTCGTGCGTCGCGTCATCCATCTCATGCCGATAGCTTGACCTACAGATCCTTGTTGATAGCACGTAAGGCGGATCGCAATAAATCAAAACCTTGGGATGATTAAACTGCCGGATAAGCTGCAATGCATCCCGATGTTCAATCTGCACCTGTTTCAATCTTTCTTGGGCTGCGACAATCCACCCTGGCAAGCGATTCCAATTCCGTACAGCATAAGCGGCTTCGCGTCCTGCCACATCCTTTTCCCAGCCGCAATTTTTCCCATCGGCTCGCGCACCATAGCTTTGCCAAACCAATGTCAAAAATCTGGCCGCACGCTCAACATCAGACGCTTCAGAGTTACTCTGTAGAGATGCCTCGTACACCTGCCTTGCATATGGTATGCCCGCAACAACCTCGGCCAACGTTTTGGCCTTCCACTGCACGACCTGATACAGATTAACGACATCACCATTGATATCGTTAATCGTCTCGATAGGTGCAGGCACCTTGCGAAACAAAACTGCACCGCTGCCAAAAAAAGGTTCAAAGTATGAATGATGTTTTGGCATGTGCTGCAGAATAAAATCGGCAATACGCCATTTCGCACCAGGGTACCGCAAAACGGCACGTGTAATGTCTTTACTCATCCCCAATACCCCCGCCTATGATTCTTCTCGTTGACGGCTCGCTGGATTCGTCCGCGCTCTGCCCCGTCGTACCCCAGTGACGCAAGCCACGTCACGCAAACCGTGATCACATCGGTCAGCTCCTCACCCAAACGATCACGTGCCAGGCGCGGCGCATATCTGCAGTACGCATTTTCACGCGTCGCGCAGTCAAACGCTTTCATCGCCGCGGTGACCTCCTGTACCTCTTCCGCGAGCTTCATCGCAAGCTCCGCGTCCGTCTGCTCTTTGGCTTTCACGCACGGCTGCGGCCGCGTCATATCGACGTCAAACACTTCCTTGCGCCGCCGTGCCTCTCGCCCCATTGCAATCAACCTCTGCTCTGCCATACGCTCCATAAGCCGCCGCATAAATCTCCTGCTCCTCTGTCCTCTATGTCGCATCTGTTTATCCTCCTAACCCTGATAAATCTCTGCATCGCGCACTTGCCCCAGCACGCCCGCAGTACCGTCCGCTACAAAATACAACGGCGATTGATTCGTCACTCGCAGCGGGGCGTAAATCCGCAGATCCGTCCCACGCTGACAAAAATAACCGATCAGATCCGCAAGATGTTTTGTGTGGGCACGGGCTCTTATATCCATATCCGGCGTATAGCCGTGTACGCGCCCTGCGGCAGCATACGTCACGGATGCAATCGGCGCCCGCGCCTTGACGTTCAGCCCCGTCGATTCCCAGCGTAACCGCACAGACATCAATTCCGGCACCTTGGCAGCGATCGCCGCGATACTCTTCAAGACGACATGCAGCTTCGCGAGCTCATCCGATCCCAAAACCGCATGGACAGCCCGTGTGTCAACCGGCGGGATGACCTTTTCAAACTCCGGCATCCGCACATCGGCTTTTTCGCCCGTCACAAAATCATAGGAGCCGCACTTGCCAAACTCCTCGTCCAGCCAGATCAACACGTTCGGGCTCGACGCATACACGCGCCCCTCTTTGTAGTGTAGCGCGTGGTACTCCTCGTGCACGTTCTTCAAGTCCAAAAACTTCTTCGCGTTTTTAAAAAATGTCAGCATCCGTAACTCCCCCTATCATCAGGCGCTCTTCGCCTCGCGGTACTTATCTATGCGCGCTTTGAGGCTTTCCAGCACATACTCCTGCGCTGCTTCCTTCATGCTGATCGCCCGCAGGATATCCTCGTCGCGTGTACCCAGCGCTACGAGATGGTGCACGATCACCGTCTGCTTTTGCCCTTGACGGTGTAGGCGCTTGTTCGCCTGCTGGTACAGCTCCAAGCTCCAATTCAGCCCGAACCATACGACGTGGCTGCGCCGTCTTGGAGATTCAGACCGTAGGCGGCGCTTGCCGGATGCGCGAGGAGTATATCCACTTCGCCCGCGTTCCACGCCATCTCATCTGCTGCGCTCCTCAGCTCGCGAACGCGCAGCCCTGTATGCGACAGTGCTGTCCGCAAACGGGCGAGATCGTGACGAAAATTGTAAAACACCAACGTGCTCTTGCCGTGCAGCTGCTCGACCAGCTCCATAAAAGCGTCGAGTTTGCACGCGTGCAGTTCGTGCGCCTGCCGCTCCTCGTCATAGACAGCGCCGTTCGCGAGCTGCTGCAGCTTGTTCGACAGCGCCGCCGCGCTCATCGCCGTGATCGCCTCGCCGCTTTCCAAAAGCTCAAGCACCATCGTCCGCTCCATATCGTCGTAGGCTCTTCGCGCCTTGGCGTCCAGCACGACGGGCACGACGTTTTCGATCAGCTCCGGCAGTTCCAAGTAGTCTGCAGCCCTCATGCTCACGCAGATATCGCCGATCGCGGACATGATGGAGTCTTTCGCGCCTGCTTTCGGCTCATACGTGTAGATCACGTCGCGCGACCGTTCGCCCGGTGTGAAGTACCGTTCACGAAAGCCCGTGAACGTCCTGCCCAGCCTCTCCCCGCGATCGAGGAGATAGACTTGGCTCCAAAGGTCGATGATGCCGTTCGGGCTCGGCGTGCCCGTCAGAAGCAGCATACGCTCGATATGCCCGTACATGTGCGCCAATGCGCGAAATCTCTTGGCGCTCGGATTCTTGAAGCTCGACGACTCATCGACGACCACCATATCAAACGGCCAATCGTTTTTGTAGTAGTCGACCAGCCACGGTACATTCTCGCGGTTGATGATGTAGATGTCCGCCGGCGTATTGAGTGCCCGTACGCGCTGCGCTTTCGAGCCCAGCACCGTCGCCATACGTAGGATGCCGATGCCGTCCCACTTCGCCGCCTCCCTCTGCCATGTCGCTTCCGCCACCTTCTTCGGCGCGATCACCAACACGCGGCGCACGGCGAACCTCGTGTACTTCAGCTGATAGATGGCGGCAAGCGTGATACTCGTCTTGCCAAGCCCCATGTCGAGGAACAGCGCCAGTTTCGGCGTATCCAGTACGCGCTCAATGCAATATTTCTGGTAAACGTGCGGTCGATATTCCATACTGCACCACCTCTCTCGCGATTTTCAAGTAAGATTCGACGCCAGCCAAGCCATAGACGACTGCACAATCCGCGCCTAACGCCCGGAGCCTTGCGATCTGCGCCTTCTGCATCCGCGTCGGCTTGCCGCTCTCGCGCTTCAGTTCGATGAAATGCACTGCGCCTCCCGGCAGCGTCACTATGCGGTCAGGCACCCCTGCGTTTCCCGGCGATACCCATTTATAGGCGACACCACCCAAGGTCTTTACACCGTCGCGCAGCCTTGCCTCAATCATTTTCTCGTTCACGCTTTCACCCTCTCTGTGTTACTTTACGCGCGCGCGTATAACATATTCCTATTTAGGCTCTAGCCCCTACGCCTAATCCCCTATTTTTATACCCTTTATATAATATATTGTTACATGTTACATAAATATGTATAAAGCTATATAATACAAGGGTTTGCAGGGTGTAACTACGATGTAAACTTTGATGTAACCTTTTCGTTATGGAAAAATTTTACAACGTAACATTGCGAGAAAGTTACACATAAGTTCTCAATGTTTACGCGTAACTTTACAGCTACTCGTTCGGCTCGTGCAGCAAGAAGCCTCGCTGCGCGCCGCAGTACCCAAAGCGCAGGACGGTCTTTGCCCGGATCGCCCCTGGAATCTCCGCAAGAATCTGGTTGATCTCTTTGGCATCGCTGCGCCGCATCATCTTCGGGTCGCCATCCAGGCACTCGCACCAAACTTCCAGTGCGCACACGCGATCGCGAGGAACGAGATCCCCCTTATCCTCGAACGATCCCGCCCAGAAAAGCCTCCGCGCGGAAAGCTTCATCGCATGGAAATCCTGCGGCACGGGCTTTTTCACGAAGTCCCGAATCAATCCTTCGCGGATGCTGACCTGTCGGTGTCCGCCCTGCGCGTCCTGCGCCGCCTCGTTGATGCCCTGTTCGTCCAAATACAGCGCCTCGCCTTGCCTAAAACGCTCTGCGGCCTCTGCCCAAATCATGTCTATTTCGTCTGGCAGATCATCCCAAACGCTCTTCAAAGATTCCTGCACGCCTACGTCGATCGGCCAGAACCTGCGGTTCCCTGTGCCGTCTTTCAGAAATTCATGATCGTTGCAAGATCCGAAGAACACGCACTTTCGCGGACGCTCATCCACGCTCCTGCCGTAGGGCTTGCGGAAATAGTCGCTCGTGCGCGAGAGGAACTGCTTGATGGCGTTTTCCTCCGACCGTGAATATCCCGTCATCTCCGACAGTTCGATGATCCATTTCCCCTGCAGCCCTTCGACTGCGTCCTTGCCCTCGAAGCTCGCCAGGCTATCGCTGAACCACGACAGCGCCATATAGCGCAGGAACGTGCTCTTGCCGAGGCCCTGCCTGCCGACAAGCACCGGCACATAGTCATACTTGCAGCCCGGCGTCAGCGCCCGGGCTACTGCCGCCGTGAAAGACTTGCGGCAAGCAGCCCTTGTATATGGCGTGTCCTCGGCGCCCAGATAATCCGTGAACATCGTATCGAGGCGCGGAACGCCGTCCCATGTCAGTCCTTCCAGATATTCTCCTACCGCACTGAACGCATTCCGCTCCGCTGCCAGTTCCAACGCACTCAAGATCTTGTCCTTTCCCGTGATGTCGAAGCGATATTCCAAGTACCACAAAGCCCCGTTATTATCGTTGTCCGACCATACGCGCCGCTCTTTTTCCGGATTCCACGGCAAAGCGCCCATAGCGAGTGTCCGTGTGCTGAATGTGTCGAGTGCGATCTTCCCTTTCAGCAGCGGGTCATTCTGCAGGATGCGGATCACGTTGTCCATCGTCTTCTTCGGGCTTCCCGTATCGCTCATCCGGATGCCTGCTGTACGCATCCAGCTCACCGCGTCCTTCGTCGTCTCCGCCCCGCCGCCCGCACTCGGCGCATCCGTCCTCTCCAGCGTCCCGAACACGTCCGACGCTTTTGCTGCGCGCGCCGCATTGAACTCCGTCGCGACCGCCGCATCCGCGAGGGCGAGCTTTCGCATCGCCACGAAAGACGGCAGCCGGTTGACGGGCGTTTCGCCTTTGACGTCTGCATCCAAGTCAGCGAACTTGTGCAGCCGCACGAGATCGAACGCATTGACGAGCTGCCCGCTCGCCGGATCCGTCGCATGGTGCGAATAGAGGAACTTGCC